TTGACTGAATGGATTGTGGACGCTATCTGGGCTCGGCTTATGAATATACTGTTTTCACAGCAGCCCTATATGAAAGCAAAAGGCGCAGAGGCCTCTGATGTAGGCAAACAGGATGCAGTAACTGACTTTACTGATATGACCTTGCGCGAGAAAGTAAAGTTATACGAGAACTCAAACTTCTTCTTCAAGCAGATGATTAAGCTTCCTTTCGCTGTGCTTAAGTTCTGCTGGGTTCAGGAATACGACCGGATGATTACCAAAGAAAGCGCCATTGTATTTGTAAATCAGGCAACGGGTGATCAGCAGATGGTGCTTCCTGATGACCCCGAGATGCAGATTAAGCAAGCAGAATTTATGATGAATGGCTACCAACAGACCGGCAACCAGGATGTCTGGGTAGCCAAAGATGAGGAACTGATAAACGCCCCGCAACTGAAATATATCCGTTTTAAGGATTATGTCTACTCACAACATGCCAAGAGAAATCAACGCCTATTCTGGGAAGGCGACAGGTTCTGGCTTACCATAAACGAGATGATGCTAAAGGCCCAGCAGGAAAAGTTTATCCAGGATAGCGTAGATAAAGTAAGGACACAACGCAAGGACTCAACCAAGTCGGGCGTAGATGCGGTGGTAGCGGACAGAGAAAGTTTATTAGAGTGCTTCCATTGGTATGGCCGCCTGCCTTTCAACAAAAACAACGAGATAGACTTCCAAGACCAAGAGGCGATTGAGCAGGAAGTTTATTGCGTAGTTTCTTTCAAGGAAGAGGAACTATTAGAAATAAATCATTGGTATTATCGCAGGAAACCCTGGCCGGATAGAGTTTATATCCGAGGCGAGTTTGAGGAAACAGAGGAATTTGAAGGTCGCTCAATGTGCCAGAAGTTATTCAAGACCCAGACCGAACTGAATGACTTCCATAAGACCCTGATGGATAATGCCTGGCTTGCGATGCAGAAGATATTCGTCAAGAAAAGGACGCTTACAGGCGAAGATTGGGAAAAACCGACTGTATATCCCGGCGCTATGTGGGAAGAGGATATGGCAGGGGATGTCCGGGTGCTTGAAGTAGGCGATGTCAAAGCGATAGGCATAGAGCTAGAGCAAATGCTTCTTAATTTTGCAGAACGCATAAGCAACATAACCAGCTGGAATGTAGGCACAAGACCACAACAAGAAGGCGGCAAGACCACCGCAACGCAATTCTCCGGCATAATCCAGGAAGGCAACATAGGCAGGGAGCCGTTATTGCAACGGTGTTATCTAATCCTAAAGAAAATCTGCCAATGGAACTATGACTACTACTACGAACGCATGCCGGAAGGCCTTGAACGCAGGATTTTAGGCGATACAGGGGAACCGATATTTCCTACCCAAGATAATATGCCTATCTACGCAGAAAAAGGAATAAACCCGACTTGGCGCCAGGATGATATCGCCGGGCAGTTTGATTTTAACTGGTCAGGCACATCACAGAACTCTGACCAACAATGGAATATCCTTGTGGCGAATGACCTGATGGATAGATACCTTCCGCAGCCAATGATACAAGGCAATATGCTTGCGACCTGGGAGATACTCAAGGAAGGGCTTATCGCAAGAGGCAAGAAAGACTGGCAAACGATACTGCCGCCTAAACAGGCGATTATTGCGGAGATGAAAAAGATGGCCCAAGAGGCACAGGCACAAAGAGGAATGCCGCCAAATAAACTCGGACAACCAGGCGTGCAGCCAAATCCGCAGGTTATAGAGGCGATTAAACAGGGGGCAATGCAAGGTGCTTAACATAGACGAAGAATTAAAACAAAACGATGTGATGTGGAACCAAACAATGAACTCTATTTTAAGGGTTCCTGAAATTGAAATATGGAAATATGTAAATGTCTGCCGGGCATTGACAGAAGGAAGGAACAGGCTACTTATCCTAAAGGAGAAAGATGTTAGGGAATCTATTTCGAGCTAAACCAAAAGCAACTGATGAACAGATAAAAGTTGACCGTGAGCAGTGGCTTCAGGCAATGCTGGATAAATCTGTGGAAATAAAGCGGTTGATTTTATCCAATAAATCCGGATGGGCGGAATTTTCTCTGTTGATATCCGACTACATAGACAAGGCCAAAAAACGCAAAGCCATAACCGCGCTTGACAGGGCAACAGAAGCGGAGATTTACCAGATTAAACTGCTAGACCACGAAATATATATATTGTCTTGGGTGCTAAAGATACCAGAACAGTTTATCGGGCAGGTTGAGGCAGAGATTGAGAAACAAAAGGAGAAGGAAGAATAATGGCTGATATGCCGATGGAACTTAACCTGACTCCGCAAGATATCCTTGCCCTACAGCAGATGGTCTATGGCGAGGAAACGCAAGACACCGATACGATGAAGATGATCGCCCAGTCAGCCTTAAACCGGCTTAAATCAGGCAAGAAAAAGGAGTTTGGGGGAAACATACCAGAGATCACCAAGAAGGGTTACTATGCGGTATCTAAGCAGAATATACCCTATAAGCAAGCAGTATCCCAGAAGTTCCCGGATATAACATCTAAAGTGGCCTGGGGCAATGCCAAGAAAGTAGTGGAGGCGGTTATAGGTGATAAAGATTATGGGCAGGGGCATCAGTTTTATTTTACAGATTCAGAGATAGCGAAACTAAAGAAGAGTAAATCGTTTAATTTTAGCAGAGTCAAATCAAAAGGGACAAGCGGTAAGTATAAATTATTCGGTTATTAAAGGAGGCGGTATGGAGGAATTAACTGCATTATTATCAAGATTAAAAGCCATTGTAACAGAGATTGAAGCTGTGATATCTACTCAACCCAAAAAGAAACTCTCCAAAGAAGAATATCTTGCTAAGTCCGAAGAGGAACGGAATAAATATGATGAGGAGCAGATGAAAGAAGAGGAGAAGGAATAAATGCCAAGCACATCTGAAAAACAAAGAGAAATGATGGCTATCGCCGAACACGAACCAGGCAAACTTTACAAAAGAAATCGTGGCGTATTGGGAATGGGAAAAGAAAAATTGCACGAATTCTCAAGTAAACCAGTCTTAGGCCAACATCATAAATGATAACTTTATTATTTATATTACTGATGGCGTTTTTGTGCTTAACCGATATTAGATATTATAAAATTTCTAATTGGGTAGTCCTGCCTGCGATTGTCGTCGGAGGATTGCTTACGGGGAATTGGTTGCCTATGGTTATTATGTTTTTGATAGGCGCATTATTATTTAACAGAAAAAAACTCTGCGGTGGGGATGTAAAACTAATGGCGATGTTAGGGGCGTTCTTAGGGATATGGGCTTTACCGGCATTTATATTATCCAGATGTTTTGTATGGCTTTATAGGATTATTAAAAAGGAGAATGGGATGTTGCCTTATACACCATTTCTTGGATTGGCAAGCATTCCGTTTTTATTTTTGTAACTAAAGGGAATAGCCGTAGCAAATAATGGTATTTGCGAAAGCACCCTAAAAACAGGAGGTAGTAAATGTTTTTGAAACTGTTGTGGTCAATAATACTTGACCAAAGAGGAGAAGAACCCGGAACAGGCGCACCTGCTGGCGGAGAACTAGGAGCAGGAGAACCCCCGGAACCAATTATAGAACCAGGCACAGGTGAACCCGGAGCAGGTGGAGAACCACCGGTAACACCCAAGTTTGGGGAATTCGGCGATGACCCAAACGAAGCCGCAGGAAAGCTCTTTGAGGCCCTTAACAAGACCAAAGGCGACTTTGATAACTTCAAGACCAAGTCTGGCTTAACCGAGAGAAATCTCGGAACATTAAGAAAGACCCTTGAAGCATCCGGTATCCGCGCAGTTGAAGGCGAGGACGGACAGATACGCCTTGAGGTAGCCGCAAAAGAGCCGAGGAAATCGCGCTTCACAGATGAGCACAAAGGATTGTTTGACGCTAAAGTTCTTGATGCAATGCGACTGCTTGTCCAGGATGTCTTTGACGAATCCTATGAAGGCAGAGAACGCATGAGCCAGGAACAGAAGCAGAAGATGCAACAGTTTATGTCAGAGAAGCAAGAGGTTGAAGAGTTAATGACTAGTTACTTTCCGCAACTGGAAGGCCAGTTTAAGGATGGAAAAGCGACTAATCCAAATTTCAACAAAGCTTTCTATGACAGGGCGACTGAGATATGGGAAACCGATTACCGGAAAAATCCCTTGAAACAGTTGTCGGCTGCTCTGCGCGCTGCTAAAGAGTTAAACATCATACCGCAGATGATTGAGGCCGCTAAGAAACAAGGCGTCCAAATAGGCAAGGATGGAAAGAAAATCCTAGGCCCGGTCGGCGGAGGTGGTGCTCCTGCAGGTGGCGGTGGTTTCCGAAAACTAAGCAAGGAAGAATACCTTGCATTACCGCCAGATAAAAAATTGGAATACGACCAAGCAAGTTTAAACCAAAAGAAATAAGGAGAGTATATGTTAGAACATCTAAAGAAATTCTTTCTTGCCATACTCCTTGATGTTCGCGGATGGGATACCGAGATGACGGTAACTGGAATTTCAGAAATTGACGCAGCGATTCCAGAGTTTTGGGCGGAGGGGATTATCTCCGACGGCAACCGCGAATCATTCTGGGGTTCATTGGCAGGTAAAGAAGGTTCGTTTATGCCTATTATTGACAAGACAGGCCCTCTAAAGGCAAAGGGCGACCAAATAACCTTTAATACCATCGAACAGTTGATGGGAACAGGGGTTACTGGCGAAAGTGTCTTGAAAGGCCAAGAAGAGAAACTTGGCATCGGTTCATTCACGGTAACAGCAGATGTGGTAAGGCATGCAGTCGCTGTAAGCAGAAAATCTACAAAGCAAGCCAACTTCGATGAAGTCCAGCAAGCACGGACTCTACTCAAAGATTGGTGGTCAAGGAAACTTGACAATGATGTGTTCACGGCCATAACAGGAAGTTCAACTGTGGATACAATCTACGCTAACAGCAAGACTACTGTTGGAACTCTTAATACCACTTCAGGCGATTACTTTGGGCCAACCGAGATTAACCTTATCCGTATGGCTCTTATCCGCCAGGGAGCGATGCCCTTGCGTGTAACCAAGTCAAACGGAAGGACAATCCCGATTTACGGTATTGCTTACGGCGAAATGGAAGAATATTACCTAAACCAGAACACATCCTTCGTCAATATCGTAAAAGAAGCATGGGCAAGATTCCAGGGTTCAAAGGATATGCATCCGTTGTTTGAAGGCGCAGCGGGTATCTTCCGTAATATGGTGCTTTATCCATATTACTCATTATTGCCGATACCTCAAGGAACACCGCTTAGGCCTGAAACAACCTTATCCGCAACGCTTATTAC